GCACGCGATATTCATAGGTATAACGAGAATCATTAGGTACTGTCAAGAAACTAGCAGCCACCGTTACCGTGCCATCGCTTGAAGAGTTGCCGCCAATATTGTTACCTGCAGCCCTCAGGCTACGATCAAACAACGCAGCATGAACATAAGTGAGCCCAGCGCGTACAATCACTAGGTCCGTGCCTGCAGTGCCAATGTCGCCATCGGAGGCATTGGCAGTGCGAATGCCTGGTTCATTGCTTTCCAAGGCGCTTGTACGCCTCACACAGTAAAGATTGACTTCCCTGTCGGTAATGGAGTCTTGTCCGCCCCCTTGAATTTCAATGTAATAACCGTCGCGCTTATCAAACGCACCAAACTTCTTAATATCAGTGCGGTCCGTCGTAATGCCGCAGCGAATGCCGAAAGTAGCAGAGCTAACGCGCCCTGGTTGATAACGAAAGAACCGCCGACTTCCCAATATTTGAAAGTTACTTGTCACAGCAGTGCCTAGCGCCACCTTCGCTGCGCTTTCAGAAGCAATGTGCGTGGTGGTGCCGCCCCCCTCACTGGACCATTCCGAAGGATTAACGTCGTAAGTGGTGACATCCGCAAAGATGCCAAGCGCCACTTCTGCGCGAGGAATGCCAAGCAGGCTCAAGCTCACTTCGCTAATCTGCTGGTTCTGCACCTCTACAGGCACAGCTTCTTGATCGGAAGCAATCACCACAGGCAAGCTTGCGCTAGCGGGCTGAGGGCCAGGAGGAATGGGGGCAGTGCGTCCTACGGTGACAACTGCCACACCTTCTTTTAGCTGATCAGCCATAGTTCCTCAAGGAAAGCAATTGGAGAGAGTGGTGCCAACAACAACAGCGCCAGCAACAACTGTATCTTGTCTTAGTCTATAAACACTTCCGCCAATGGCGGCGTCAGTTATGCCGGAAAGGGAGGCAATGGTAAAAGAATATGGTGGCGCGTAAGTGACGTTTGTTAAATTGGTATAAATGCGGGCGCTTGTACCATCGTAATTGATTGACGATTGCGTGGTATCACGAAAGATGACGCGCTCTGTGGCGCCCAGTCCATGATTAGTTTGTGAAATGAAAGTGCCAGCAGACGCGCTCACCAAATCAGCAAGTTCTTCCTCCTTTTCAATGCGCACGTCCCAAACAAGATTGGACGAATCTGCCACGCCCGCTTCCGTAGAGTAAACAGAAGGGAAGAATGATTGACTAAAGCTACGCGCAGTGGTGGCTGCATCCCATAATGCCGCCGTTTGAGAAGAAGTGAGCCATAGGCGAATGCGCCCAGTGCTCAATGGCTCCTGCTCTTCAATGTTAAGGCTGATAACCTGAGAGAATACTCCCGTGTCAGTCACATTCCAAACAGACGCACACACCTGCACATCATTCAAATCAAAGGGTAGTCCATCTTCATCTTGCAAGAGCAAGCTAAATCCATCAAAATAATCCCTTCGTAAAAGCGTTAGGTCAATACGAGGAGCAATGGAAGTGGAGAGAAAAGTGCTCATGTGAGAACTTCACGGTAAGAAAGCATGACCGTGTAAACAGTAGAGCCACTGACTACGGCATTTAGCTTTTCACTGGCAATACTGTCAAACAGCCCTAAACCATTGGCTTGCGTCAAATTGCCATTGGCGGCCAAATGAAACGGGGGCGTCTTGTCCGTCGAGGCGCCGCTTTGAAGCTTCACCGTGCAGCCCGACAGTGTAGTTATGGTCATTGCCATTACACGCAGCTTGCTGCCGCTCACAGCCGCCACTACATCAGCGTTGCCACTGGCGGAGACAAAGGCACTTTTCAATTCGGACGAAATCAAATCATGGTTGACGATAAAAGGGTCGCCATTTGTGCCAGCCCCTGTGGCTTTTACATAAGCCGCATTGCCCGCAGCGTCAAGTCCGTAAAGGTTGGCCATGTTAGAAAACTAAGAAAAGATAGCGTTGATTGGGCACGTCGGTGCCATTGATTAGCTTAACCACCAATGGCTCCGTGAAATCAAACACCAACGGGCTTGAAAATGTTGCTTGGCTGTAGGCATATGGAGATCGTCTGCCGTCAGTGCCAATTGTAGCAATTCTAATCTGATAAACACTTTCCGAGTTGTAAATGTCGGAAGGGAAGCGAATGTAATTAGCCGTGGTAGTGCCAATGTTCACCCAGCTATTGTCCTCCAAGTTCAAAAAGTCCACTTCAAACGCTGAAATGAACGGATTATTTTGCACATCATTCCAGCAAATGGCAGGATTCACTGCCGCATTCAAAATGGAATAGCCCGAATACTGCGGGAAAGTCCACGCCACTTCATACTGAGCCATTACGTGGGCGCCCCCAGAATAATGCTGGTGCCATCAACAGAAGGCAATGCCTGCACTGATGCCACTCTAGTGCGAGGATTACCAAGAATGGTTTCGCTATCTGTTTGGGAAAACTTTCTTTCGTCGTAAAGACTGGCCAGAAGAGTGACCACTCCATCGTCTTCCACCATTGAAATCACTCTAAATTTCCTGACGCCTGCATCCCCTTCCTGCAAAATCCATGGCGAATTTACCAAGGGGGCAGAGGGCAATGGTGAGGAAATGGTAAGGGTGGAGGTTTCGCCGGGGGTGTTTGTGACAGTGCGCGACAAAATGCTTCCATCCTCAATCGTCACGTAGAGCAAATAAGAAAATGCTCCAATTGTAAAAGGGGCATCAATGGTAATAGAAGTGGTGGTGGCGCTAGTCACTCGCCCGCCGAAGCGTTTCCCTCCCTTGGCTGGATCAGCAATGCCAATAACCTCCCCAGGGAGAATAAAGAAGCCTTCAGTGGCCACCTTAAAGGTGACCGTTTCATATTCAAGTTGGTCTGTTAACAGCAACCATCGCCCAACACGCTGCGCTTGCCCCTGGGCAGTGGTGCCGAATGCACGAATTTCAGCTTCCCTATATCCATAACGTTCAATGCCATCCCTGTCTTCCACGTATTCAATCTTGGAAGAATATTGGTCATTGGGGTCGTTCCAGCTAATAAGCGCTACGGTCTTTCGCGCCTTACGCGCAGTGCCTTCATAGCTAAAACATGGCTCACTTACTTCTCCGCTTTCCTCTGTCTTTTGAATGACATTGGACGGCGAAAAGATTTTCGTAACAGGCTTGGGTTTATCTTGAATGCCTACAACTATGCCTTCACTAAAGTACAACATTCCCCTGAATGCTGCAGCCATACTATTCAACACTTCATAAGCCTCTCCCCTGTCAGTGACATAGGCATTGAAAGTCATGCGAGGCTCACGGCCTCCCTTTCCATCGGGAACAAGTTCGTCGCAATATTGAGCGATGGAAAACAAACTATACCTATCCACTTGGCTTTCGCTAATAAACTCTCCCGCTCCATAACGAGAATTTGTCAACAAATCGTAAAATATCCAAGCTGGATTATTGGACCATTCCGTTTTGAATGTGCCGTTCCAAATGCCTTGATAAGTGCGCGTAAAGGGGTCGTAATTGGTTGGCACTTTAATCTTCACTCCTAAAAGTTCAGCCCCAATAGCCGGCACCCTTGTGAAACTTTCTGCACCAATCTTGAGGCCAATCAGTGCAGTGTTGGGGTAGCGAAAAGAAGAATCAATGTAGCCGACGATGGCCTTGAAATAAAAGTCGTCCGTCAGTCCCGTGGTAGTCGGATCAGCGGTGATTCGTTGAATACTGACCACCCACGGCCCCGTGCCTTGCATCACGTATTCATATTCAAAATCAACAGCCCCTCTACTCTTTCCGCTGATTACTTTGTTTTCATTGACGAATAGTCCGCCCCCGTCTGGGCGAATCTTTACGTTGAACGTAACGCTTGTGCCTTTTATGTCACCATTGTCTTTATTCACGTAGAATAATGCGCCCACGCCCACGCGCACGCGAATACGATTCCAATTGCTGGCAATGGTGGTGCGAGAAACGGGGCCTTGTGCTTGAGTGACGCGCACACTAACGCTTTGCTCTGCCTTGACGTTGTCAAAACCTGGCATTGGGTCTTGATTTTGCGTGCCCACTCGATAATCAAGCACCACCGAATCCACTTGACTTGTTGCATCACCACGAATTAGGCCGGGAATGCTTGCGCTAATTGAAGTGATGAGACTGCCTTTGCCATTTGCAGCAGCGGATGATCCAGTGTAGAAATTGGTAATTGTATAGTTGAAGCTGCCATCAATGTTTTTAATGGGAATATTGTCCAGATAGATGCGAGTGAGGGGATCAACGCCAGGCTCAAAACCAAGGATTTCCCCTTCCGACAAAACTGCCACGATGTCAGCACTCGACCTGCTGCGTAGGGATTCCGGGTCCTCAACAGGCTTTCTGCCTCCCTTGCCGCCGCCTGCACCCTCTAAGGCTATAAG